AGCCCCCGACCGAAGCCGGGGGCTGGGTTTAATCAGCCGCCAAGCTGACTAGTCCGAAGACTAGGTGTCGGCGCTGATCATATAGTGGACTGCCGCTGTGTCCACGAGGTCGCCGTCCACTTCAAGAATGGTGCGGATAGCAACTTGGTCGTCTTGGAACTTGAAGTCCACTGACGTATCGACGCGCAGCGGTAGACGCCGCACGTAGTAGGCGGAGAAGTCTCCGAAGGCAAGCGACTTGCTAATGCTGGCGGGGGCTGCCATCGCGGGGTTCTCCCACAGAGGGCGTGCCAGAAGCGAGCCACCCGGCGCGGTATCGGCGATGCCGTTACCAAGCGGGTTGTACATAAAGTTGCCGTTACTGTCCTTGATCTTCCTAATCTTTGTCATCGAGTCGGTGGCGACTTGCCACGAGGCGACGCCCGGAAGCCGGTAACCGGCAGCCGGTGACATAAAGAGGTCGATAAGGTCAGAGGGACCGAAAAACGTGTCCGTGGACTGGTCCGCGGCGGTGCCGCTCGCAGTTCCACCGTTGGTCGCCGCCGTGATGAAGCCGTTAGGCTTATCAGAGCCGTCGCCCGTGGTGAAGTGCGCGCCAGCGTCGATACCAATCTCGCGCGCTGCACCGCTCGCGATGATCTTAGCAAGGCCGATGACGTTGGACCGAGCAAGCTCCGTGCTCACAAACGTGATGCTCGGGTACTTGTACGTGTACAGCGTGACGCTGGAGATTGTGGGGTCTGCGGCAACGATGCCCGTGTTTTCCGCCGTCACTGTGCCGCCATAGGCTTGGTCGGCTGTCTTACGGGGGATGACAAGGGGGACGTTATCGTCCGTCTCAAGGACGGTAGCAACGTTAATGACCGGGTTGACGGTTCGCTCGTAATCCACGAACAAGTCTGCAAACTCGGTCGGGACGGCGGAGCCGCCATCGGGGGTGTTGCCGAGAGCACGAGACTCAAAGCGCGCACCCGGAACGTCGCCCGTGACGATAGCGCGGAGCGTGTCGTACTGGCTGACGGGGCCGGCCTTCTCGATGGCCGCAACCTTGGGGGCGATGCGCGTAGCAATCGAGTCCTCAAGGTTCACGCCAGCGATGCGCTCGGTGTGCCGCGTCTCTTCGGCGTTGAGGGCGTCAAGGTCCGCTTCGATACGGTCCATCTGCTCTCGCTCCTCAGAAGTAAGGTCGCGGTTTTCAGCGGCCACCTCATCGGTCAGAGACGTGTAGGCTACCCACGCGGAGCCCTTACGCTCACGGATTGAGCGGGTGTAGTTGTCAAGCTCCATTCTGGAACCTCCCAATTACAAGGGTTGGTTTGTTGTACGGCAACACTGCCACTTAGGCAGCGTCGTCAGAGGGGAGCGGTGGCGCTGTCGGGCGCATCCGTTTAAACGGGCGACCCAGTTGACTCCGACTCATAGCCCAAGCGGTGGGCAAGTGCAGCCCTTCGGGCTAGCATCTCCACCGTCTGCGGGTTCACATAGGGGGTTGGTACGCAAGCGTTGATAGCTCGCTGTAGTAGGTCGTGCTGCTCACCCGTCAGTTCCGGGCTATCAGCGGTAAGGGCCGCGAGCGCAGAACGCATCACGGTGTCCTCCACTTGCACGGCATCGGCCAGCGCTCGGACTCCCACGCTCGTCTGCGGATAGGCGGGCCAGCTAGAGACAGTGGAGATCTCGAAAAGTTTGACTTCTGACACATCGCGGATCTGGCCGTCATCCCCCTCACTCCACGTGGCCGCGTCGGGGTTGCCGAGCGAAAAGCCGACGGACATCCCTTCCACGTCGCCGCGCTCGATGGCATCCACCACGGGCCGTCCCCACTCGTTGTCGGGGGGAACGATGCGATGCGCTAGCCCGTGGTCATCGGCGCTGAGTTCAAGCGTGCCCTTGCGGGTGGATCCGATAACAACGTCGGAGTTGTGGTTGTGGAACGCCTTAATGCTGTCGCCGCGCTCGCTCAGCGTGCGGTCAAACGACGTAGCTGCAAACCGCTCGCGAAAACCGCCCAAGTCGTCGGACAGCACGCCGAACACGGCGCTGTATCCGTAGATGGTCGGGAGGTTATGCCCCGCCTCGCTGCGGAGTTCTGGCGTCTCCGGAGAGAAACGTACTTCTCGTGTGCTCATAGTGCTCCTAAGTCGTCTTGAGTAGAAGTGCTGGGGGCCGCTGCCCGTGGTTTTTGGGTCGGGTCCGTCTCGTCCTAGGACGGGACGCCCTCGCTAGCGGTGTCCTCTGGGTCGTCGTCTTCGATAAGGTACTGCGTGGTCGGGTTGAGACCGAGATGGTCGATACCCGAGATTCCGACGTGGGCCGCTGAGCCCACCGGATCGAACCCGGCGCGGATGAGCTTGGACATATCTTCCAACGCGGGGTCACTCGTCCGGTTATTGGGGGTGTCGAGATAACCGCCCTCACCATCCGGGGCCGGTGTCCGGTCCTCCGAAGCGCGCCACTCATCGCGGGTGATCACGCGGTTCTGGATCTCGATGGCGCGGATTTGTGCCCGCGTTTTACTGTCGCCGCGTAGGAGCGCGTCAACGTTGAACTTGACGAAAGTGTCGGCGCCGGGGATAAAGCGTGAGTAGACCGTCTCTAGCCGATTGAGCACCGGAACAAGAGCGTGCTTCACGTACTCGATAGACCGCTGCTCGGAGTTGCTTCCGAGGCTGCTGCCCGCCTCACTGGCGAGTAGGTGGGGCGGGATGTGGTAGAATCGGCAAGCCTCTTCAAGAACGTGCACCCAGAGCGGGGCTAGCTCGGCCTCACCCGGCTTGATGGTCCCCTCGTGGATGGTCGCGCCACCCGTGAGGACGCCCGTCACCCAAGACTTCTTGTTGCCCTTGTGCTTGAATTCGAACTGTCGCCGGATGCCCGCGATCTCCTCGCTGCTGGGTTTTCGACCCTCACGCGGGAGGAGGATGATGCCGCCCGTGGTGGCACCATTCTGGAAAAAGTTGCCAGCCCATCGACGGGCTGCTAGTTCTAGGCCGGTGAACTCTCGGGCTTGCTCCACCATATCCAGCCCGCGAAGGTCGCCGGGTAGGCTGATCCAAGGGACGTGGGCGATGCTGCTGCCGTCCACTGGGGCCCCCTCGATCGGGATGTAAACGGGGTAACCATCGGCACCGCGTTCGACTTCGATGCCCTTTGGCGGCAGCACGTTGATAGCTCGGGGCACGGTCGTATTGGGCAGCCCCTCCAAAAACAAGTTGCCGTTGCTAAGTAGCGAGACGACAGCCTCCGAGAGGTGGGCTTCTGACGTAGACCACGGTCCGCCGTTTGGGCGGTCCATCCACGCTGGGGAGTCAATCATCTCCCGCGCTTTGCCCGCCTTGCGAAAGGCGTGCCACGGTAGTGATGAGATGTCATCGGCCAGAAGCCGGATGCACGCGCCCATAGCGGCCCGCATAGCGGACTGCACTGTCACTTCCTCCCCCGCATCGGGGGTCGTGCCGGGGAACTGGTTTGTGGCGAAACCGAAGTCCGATGCGTCCACGGCCCGAACCTCACCCGTGGTAGTGTCGAACCCCCACCGGGCGTTACTGTCTTTCGAAGCCACATAGTCTCGGGCTCTGTCTAGTAGACCCATCTGGCCTCCGGGTTAGTCAAACGGGATAAACTCAAGTCCCGCTCCTTTATCGAATGTGAGAGCACGGTTGTGGGCCATTACCGCTGCCACAGCCAAGTCGATCTTCTGGCCGTGTGTTTGCTTGACGATATGCCCGCCGCCCCAGCCCTCTTTGATAACGGCGTTGGCGATGTGTCGGGCTAGGCGGGGGTCACCATCGTGGGTAACTCGCTCTTCGATCACTGCGGTGTACATCTCGCGGGTAGCTGGCTTCATTCGGCCACTGGTCGGGGGCCACTCCACGATGGGCGCCCCGGACTCCTCCCAGCGGGCTAGGTGCTCGCGCCAGTAGGCCGGGTCACAGACCACCTCCACCACGTTGTGGTGGTCGAGCGCTTCGAACAGCGTGGCCTCGACCTCCTCTGACGGCACCACCCAAGCGTGGGCTTCCGGTGGCCGCTCCCACGCCTCCACCACGAAGATGTGCCTAGAGTCGATCGTGATGCCAACGATGGCCGTGGAGTCGTTGGTCCACGAGCCGTCGAAAGCGAGTACGACTTGCTCGTCACTGCTGACTTGCCGATCGCTTGCTCGCCTCCCCCACAAGCCGTAGGGTAGCCACGACTGATGGCCGCTCACCCAGCAGTTGAGCCGCTTGGTACGGTACTCGTTTTCTGGCGTCTGTGGCGGTAGGGCGCTGTCCAAGTCCAACGGGTCTAGGACAGAGCCGAGACTCGGGTTCGCTTGCGCGCGAGCCGTTTCGTCTGCCGGGTCGGCATCCTCGTCAGCCGGGGCGTACCACGTGAAGCCGAACGTGGGATCCGCGTTTTCGCCACTCGCGATGGTGCGACCGTAATCAAACAGTTGCTTGCAGATAGTCGGCTGGCCGAACCTATCCACCATCACGCCCGCCGTGGTGATGATGACCATAAGCGGGTCGACGCGAGCACCCATTGCTAGGCTCATCACGTCGTATAACTCACGGTCCGGAAGCGCGTGTAGCTCGTCAAAGATGATGGCGCTGGGAGAAAGCCCCTCTTTGGTAAACGACTCGCTGGACAGCGCGGTGTACGTGCTGCCCGTCTCGGGGAACTCGATGACGCTGCGGTACGACTTAAGCATCTTGGACAACCCGGGGTCCATCTCAACCATCCGCTTGGCTGCGTTGAAGGCGAGCTTGGCTTGCTCTCTGTCGGCAGCGCACGAATAGACTTCTGCGCCGTCAACTTCCACCAGTAGGGCGTACAGCGCGATGACCGCGGCCATAGCCGTTTTGCCGTTTTTGCGGGCGACGCCGATCAAGTACCGGCGCGCTAGGCGTCGGCCCGTCTGCGGGTCGCGGGCGTAGATACGGTGGATGAGTCGAACTTGCCACGGCAGCCACGAGATGGGATCGCCGACTGCTCCGCCAACACTGTCCTTGTGGACGCGCCCGTACTCGAACGCGAACTCTAGGACTCGGGTTCCGTCTCCGGCTTCGATGGCGTCGTTAGGGATGGGGGACTCGTACTTTGGTAGGACGAGTCCGTCGGCTGCGGGCCGCCAGAGCGGGATTGCCGCAGCCGCTCTAGGGTCGATGTTACGTTCGCTTTCTGTAATCCGAGTCGGCCCCGGTCCGAAGGTGAGAGGCCCAGTAGAGAGAGCCATTGCGTTATGCGGCCCTCCAACTTGTCCAGCGCACCTACAGCCGGATTGGCCGTGACCACTAGGTAGGTGTCGTACTTTGTGGTCCGTGACAACTCAAGGACCGCGCCCCGTGCGTTTATGTCGCCGATCAGAAGCGCTCGCCGCTCCCAGCCCTCGCACAGTAAGAGCAATGTGGGGAGGTCAGACGGGGCGATCCAAGCGTTGGCCTCGCGGACCACGTGTGCCCATATGCTCGCCGCGTCCTCCCCCAAGTGGGGCGGGGCTGCTAGCGCCGAGTCAACCGGCGCTGCCGCCAAGGCGTTAGAGTCTGGGTCTACCGGCCCGCGTGCGTTGCCGCGAGCTTGGCCGGGGGGCTTAGCTGCTGTCATCTCGGCCCTCCCG